GATGGGGACTGCGGCGTTAACGGTTTGCACAGGCGGTAGCGGATTGGGAGTGCCCTGATTGATTGCGCTCTGACCGCGGGCATAGATGGCCCGGGCTTCCATGCTGGCCTGCGCTCGGAAATTCATCAGGTTACGACCAGAGGTGGAGGCAAAGTCGGCCACATCACGGGCAAATTGCTGATGCAAAAGATCAACGGTACGGCCTTCAACGCCAGCCGAAGCGGATTGTACTGCGGTAGTACCAGAAGCCACCCGTGCCCCGCGAATTGCGTTATCTAGTTCAAGTCGAGTAGCCGCCGATTGTTCAAGATCGCGTTGAGCCAACTGATCAATCTGCAAACCAACATCTTGAGTAACCGCTGCGGCGTTTTCAAGGTATTGCCTGTTCTGGGAGATTCCCAGACGCTGGCGGTAGGCATTCTGCTGGTTTGCTGCGCTGACTTGGCCCGCAACACCCACACCAATGGATGCTGCTCCAATGCCAATAGCGGCAACTGCGACAAAAGACATATCAAGTCTCCGTTTCTACTGAACCTTCAATTTGAGTGATCTGACGAGATTGAAGTAGATGGCTTTCATCGCTCATCTCATTTTCGATCTCTTCAACGGTGGTCTTTTCTGTTGGGATTAGCGTTGTCCAATACGAATCTGAATGAGCGTATCCAACTCGCTTATATCCCTTGGTTGCTGGAAGAATGTTGTACCCAGTAAGACGAACAACTCCATCATCCGTGGTTACAGAAATGTCACCAAGAACAATGCATATATTGTCCAACTTTGTAAGGACACCTGTAAGCGCGGTTCCAGCAGGAATAAAAATAGTCCTTGCGTACATCTTCCCGTGAATCAGATGAGATGTCTCAATCTGAACCTGTTCCAGCGTCTTTAAAGCCTCTTCAAACATCTTGGCTTGTTCGATGCCGACCTGACGACGCTGCTCTTTCTTATCGATTTCCATGCAGCCTCACGAACTCCACAAAGGGACGGCGTTCCATGCCAAAGTCTGGAATAACTCGAACAAACTTAAATCCTAGCCAGCCAAGCCAGCGGATATGCAGTTCATTCCGTAGATCAACGACATTGAACAAGAGTGGCGCTTTCTGATTAAGAAAGGATACCAACTCAGCGGAACGCTTAAGGAAACGAATCTTGTGTTTCTCTAAGTTGTTTCCAGCAAGCAGCCAAACCTGTGCAGAGATCCCCGGATCAACGATTCGATATCCAAACATAGCAAGAGGCGAATCCTGCTCATATATGGTAAAACACTCCTTGGATAGGAGATAACCATGCAGCAACGCCTTCTGACCAGACTCACCGACAGCAGCCTGCACTTCATCAATGTCGGCTTGACGGAGATCCTTGGCCAGTTTGTAGATGTCGGGCAGGACGCTGTGTCGGTACTCAATCAACTATTCATCCTCTGGGCCCGGTCATTGTAGTGGGCTTCCAGAGCAGCGGAGAGGATCTTGCAGGGCATCGGTGAATCATTGATGATCTGCATGGTCATGTTGTCGTTCTTGGAGAACACGGGAACTCGGAAAGTGCCAGTCTCAGGAGTGAATACTCCAATGATGTCTCCACCAAGGATCTCACCTGTAAACGGATACTCATAGGTGTCTTCATCTGCAATCGATACATTGACACGGAAGTAACCCGTATCGGCATACTGAAGATCCAGATACCGCAACTGATATCGCCCGCTGATTATGGCCACCGGAGATCCAGCAGCCGAACTACGGAGATACGGCGTGGAGAACTCGTAGAGCATCTCATAGGTAGTCCCAATCCACACAGCGGTTGCAGACCAGTCACCCGATACAACTACAGTTCCAGCCGTTGGGTCGCTAAAGGCCGTGCCGCCAACCACGCTGAGGATCTGACCTTCCGTAGTGACTACGGTGGTCTTTCCAGCAGCATAGGACATTGGCTTCTGAAGCGTAAAGGTGGTCCGCCCGGTGGTGGAATTATAAATGCCGCTTCCAGATGGGAAGTACTTGCGCTGGTCTAGATTGGTCAACCAAGGCTTGCCAGATACAGCCGAGTCATCAAGACCAACACCCATCCTAATCTTTTCAATTGTCAAGAAACCAGAGGCGGCATCTCGGGTCCGCTGGAACACAACATACAACTCCGATTCAATGAATCCAGCCCAAACAGGAACAGCCTTGCTGTAGGTGTTGGAATTGGAATCCTTGAAAGTAAAGCGATGCCATGCGGATTGCAGCCGCTGCGAGTTATTCTGGTAGTAGCGATACAAATACAGCCCATCCTGAGCAACCAAGACAACAATGTTGTCGTGGGAAGCGGCAGCCATATAGGTCAATGTCTTTGGCAGGTACTTTGGAATATTGAGGCTCAAATCGTTGGCCAGATATGAGCCATCCAAAGAAGGCTGGGGAACCAGTTCGCGCATCCCAGCATAGTTGCCATTGTTGTATGTAAAGAAAATGGAGTTGGCTGCGGCAATGGGACGAATGTTCTTGCCCTGATTTTCAAACTCAGCCGCCGGAATGATGGTCACCGACTTAGGGGACAGAACTTCTCCACCGCGAATGACCATCTGACTGGTGGGGCTAAACAGGATCAGATCCCGATTGAACGGCACAGCAGCCATGATGTTGGCCACGCGGGCATTGGTCGAAGTCAAGTCAATGACATCCGAATCAAGCAGATCAGCCGTGATGACTCGGAAGAAATTGAAGAACTGACCGACTTCGCTAAAGACGATATTGTCGCCAGACATGATGCCCAGACGGTTCTGGTAGATCACCATGTCCTGCACCCGCTGCCCAAGGAAACTGGGGAAGGGATTGGTCGTGTCGTCGCCAACAAGACGATCAGCCCACTTATAAGCAGCATAGGAAGCGCCAGCAGGAACACCCGTTCCCGGGGTCGTACCATCGGCATACTTCAGCATGAAGGTCCCATCCGACTGGCGGATCAGGATCGCGGGCATCTTGCTGTAGTTCCACTTGTACTTGATGCCGGGGGCTGCAACCTCAACCCAGACACCCCGGGAGAAGGTGCCGTTGTCGGCCTTGAACTGCACCCAGTAGTCATCCACGGTGCTTTCAGGGGCTCCAATAACCTTCACCATGTAGCCGTTGGGAGCCGTAGGAGGAAGATCCTCAAATCGAGAAACCTGATTGCGAATGAAAACCAGACCATCTCCAGCAAAGTCATCTTCAACTACAGCGGTGAAATCAGTAGTGCTTTGAAGATAGATGACATTATCCACATAGGTGGACGCACCATAAAAAGCGTGATTGTCAATTCCACCATCCGGTCCAATATAGCCAAGACTGGTCCCCTTAAACAAGTCTTCGGCAACATGATTAGTTCCGATGTCTGAGTTTGTAGGTGCAGTCATTTTGAACTGGAAATTCAGCGTTCCACCAATATCCGCTGAATTGGCGCTCAAGACTGTATCCAACAAAGCCGGATATCCAGAACCATCTTGTGCAATGGTGACTCGCGTAACCTTGTTTCCAGCAATAGTCACATTAATCAATGGATAAGTAGCAAGAGCCGTTCCACTAACCAGCGTTGCTTGAACAAGGGTATAAGTTCCATTGGTTCCGCTGGATCCATTATTTGTAATCGAAGGCTCACGGGTGGTATGGGTGAATGTGCTGGTAACTCCACCACTCGAAGTCAACTTAAGCGTATGAGCCCGATTATAGTTTGACTGCTTGATCCAGACCAAACCAGATCTGTTGTAGTTTGCCGGGGTCTGCGTAGTCAATGCGCTCTGCGCTTCAGTCACATATGAAGCCGACCTATTGGAGATAAAGGTTACATCTCCAAGCGTTACAGCGCGTCGGTCGCTATTTGCGGCTGTGCCAAGGGTAATTCCAGAATCGATAAACAGCGTCTTTCGGTTGCCCGCCGTGTCATAGATATTGGTGGAACCATCCTGCTGAATGACGAGGAAGTATCGCTCAGTCTCGTCTCGCTCAATCAAATGAACAAAGGGAGGCTCGGTATACAGCGCCCATCGGGCATTTCCACTACTGTTTTCAATCGAAGCCACGCGCTCCGTAGGAGGACGCTTGATCAACCCTTCCACCGGAGATGGGACTGCATTGTCAATCCTCGTTGCTTCGTTGGGGCTGCGAATAGCCGCAGGCTGCTGGCTGACACCGCCGACGAGATTCGGGATGGAAGTGCTGATCAGGGGCATTAGGTGATCCTATAGGTTCCGACACGAAGGACCGTGCGGAGGATATCGGGGCTGTCAAAGATGCTGTAGTCACCGACCTCGTTCTCGTACTCGGTCATCTTGGCCAAAGCCATGACCTCATCCTGTGCATTGAAACCGTGCAGGGTGGTCGATCCAACCATTCGATCCTGAAAAATTCGGCTGGCTCGGATGGCAATATACCGCTTGGCCGCCTCGGGCAACTCATCAAAGTCGAAGAGATGCACCTGAATGACGGTAAGAGGCTCGGTAAAGACAAAGGAGTTCGAGGTACGGTCGTACAGACGATTGCCACGAATGACAATGTCGTAGTTCGTCATGCGTAGCGGATTGATGTCCACACGAACGATGCTGTCGCTCACATAAATGTACCCGGAACTGGTCTCAGGAGTCATCACCACATTCTCGTCGGTGTTGAACTGCCACCCATAAGACAGGACTTCCCGGGTGACTTCATCCAAGATGTTCTGGGCAATAAGAGAGTCGGCCCGCTGTGCAGTCAAGGAGTTGACCGGAGGTTCTCCAACCGTGGACAGCATGGTATTGATGGCTTGGAGTTTGGTGGTCTTGGTAAGGGCCATTCTAGGATCCTAGACTCAAAGAAAAGAGGGGGTGGAACCCAACTAAGGGAACCACCCCCTCCTTCAACGCAGGGAGTGATCGACCACCTATTAGGCGGCGATCAGTTCGTAGCAGCACTCTTCACGGAGGACATTGTGGCCCATGGCGTACTTGGCCAGCATGAGCGTACCGAGACGCTCCATGATGTAATCCGTCTCCATCGACAGGTCCATCAACTTGACCGTACCAATGGCCTCCTGATGGAACACAATGCCACGGGTCGTGGTGTAGTTGAGACCCGAGTAGCCAGCCGTGCCGCTGTTGGCCGCGCTGATGACATTGTTCTTGACACCATCGTCGCCGTGCGGGCTGAGTTCCGTCGAGGACTCGTTGCCGCTCGGGATGTTGGCACTCTTCAGGATCTTGATACCAGCGACCGAGAAGATGTTGCCGTTGGCGATGCTGCCGTTGGGATCATTGTAATCCCGGTTCAGCGTCAGGTTGCTGGTCTGATCAGACACCAACTTGTAGTACATGGCGGGGCTGAGGACGGCAACCCGATTATCAGCCGGAACGCCAGCCTCGTCCATCTTCTGAGCAACCGAGAACAGTCCGCTGACAAGCGTAGCGCCCGTGGGCGTAGCGTTGACGGCAACCTGAGCGCCGAGCAGCGTGGCATCCGAACCGCCGAAGCGGTCAGTCGTGCGACGAGCGCCAGCGATCACGGTACGGATCAGATTCTTGTCTGCCGTGTAGGCCAGAGCGCGACCAATCTCCGTGCTGTAGATGCTGCGAACATCATAGTGGTTCTTCATCTCATCGATGTCGGCCACGAAGGCGCTCGACAGCAGAACATCATCGATATAGATGATCTTCTCGTTGTGCTTGAAACGGTTGAGGTACTTCGACGAGGGGCTAACAGCCGAATCAAAGGCCGTGCCACCCGTGAACGAACCCGAAGCAGTCGAGCCATAGAGCGTCGTGCCCGTGGCCTCGCTGAGAACCGACTCACCCGGGGTGTGATACTTAGCCGAAGCCACGCCCGTGACCGGGAAGGTGGCCGACTTACCACTCTGGATGGTGCGGACGCGGTGCAGGGGCATCATCACATTGTACTTTTCAAAAGTCGTGATGACTTCGCCGCTGAACACCTTCAAGAAAAGAGCATCGGTATCAGCGCCAAACGAGCCGCTGTAAGCCTGACCCAGACGGGACGGCTGAACAAAATTTGCCATTGTAAAAGTTCCTAGAGAAAAAAGTTACGAGTGTAGATGATCAGATGCCTTGTTCCCTTTGGTTGTCCCTCGCAAGGGGCCGCCAGTACTCCAGCACTTCTTCAGCCATCTGTTACTGAAGAATAAATCCCCCAGCCGCCTTTTACAGCAACTGAGGCGCGACTTCTAGACGGAGCGCCGAAGCAACCCCGAATCGCATTGCCCTGTAAATAACCCGAAGATTATTGTTTGGGGGCTGAACCATTAACGCCAGATTCAGGCACATCAGCCGCCCACCAACCAGCGGGAATATCCACGCGATTGGCAGACATGATGCGAGTGCCGTCTTTCTGCACGACAAAGACATGAGCCTTGACGGGTTCAGCCAGTTGAACTGGAGTTCCCGCCGGGACCAGAATCACGGTACTTCCGCACCCGGTCCCAGAAACGACTGCGAACGCCGCCAGCATCTGGATCAGCATTTTCCGCATGGGTTTCCTTGGAAACAACTTTTTCGATGAACTCAAGGATTGCTGTTACCAGTTCCTTGACCCAGCCCCACATTACGCCTCCGGCTTCGGAGCAGGCGGCGCAATCGGATTGGCATCCTTAGCGGCAATCAGACCGATACCAGCGGTGATGGCTGCAATGACGCTGCCAACATCAAACGAGGTAGCGGGATTACCATCAAGCAGGGCAATGAGGGCGCTGCTAACGGCGGTCAGGATGGTAGCAATACCGAGAATGGTGGTCTTGGCGTTCTTCACGATCCAACTCCAAAAGCATTGGAAAGGGCGACCCGCTTCTCAACATCCGAGCGATACGCGGGGTCCTTGGCGTAGCGCGGATCCTTCATGGCCTCAACGATCTGGGCAACGCTCTGGAATGCGCCACCGCTAGGACCGGAGGTCTCGCCCTGAATAAGGCGACCACCGCCAGCACCGTTGGCCTGCTCATAGCGGGCCTTAAGGCCAGAAACAGCCATCTTGATGGTGTTCATATTGCCGCTCTCCATGATGTTGTTGAAAGCGTCAACCTCATCCTCGGCAATGTTGTTGGCCGCCCACTCAGTCAAAGCCTGATACTGGGCTTCGCCGCCAGCCATGTTCATCACGCTATTGATGTTCGACTGCATGACCGACTTCTGGCCGTCCACATAAGCCCGCACCAGCGGCTCAGGGATGCCCATGGCAGTAATCTTCTTGACCGACTCCTCGGAGATATCGCCGTTTGCGGCAAACTCCTGACTAAACTGATCAAGACCACCAAAGTCAACAGCCTTGGAGGTGAACCTCTTCTCAAGTTCCGAATATGCCTTGGCGAGATCCGCGGGGCTCTGGAACTTCTCAGGAAGCCACTCAGGACGCTGTGCAGCCGCCTCGGGGGTAGCCGGAGTATCCGACTGCTGCGCGGCCTGCTGATCATTCAGCGCGGCCTGAAAGGCATCGACTTCATTGTTGGACTCGGCGGTGTCTCGAACGATATTGACTTGCTGATGGTTACTCATGGCTGTTGCTGTGTCTGCTGCTTCTCAATGATGTTTCCGGCGGACTTAGTTATCTGCGGAGCAGCGGTCTGCAAAGCCTGCATTTGCATCGCTGCCTGCTGTTCGGCCTGCATCTGCTCCTCCGACTTGACCAGACCCTTGGTCTCAATACCGAGGCTGGCCGCACGGCGGTTCATGTATTCCCGGAAATCAATATACTGCTGAAGACCACCCGGACCAAGAATCTGGGCAATTCCCTGCAAATAAAGATCAAGACGATTCAGATCGTTACCACGCCCAAGCGCATCGATTCCGGTAACGATGGTGGGAGTAACAAACTTCTTGTCAATCCTAGGCATCTTCTTGGCCTTTGTCAGGCGATCAATGATGCGGGCAACAAGAGGCAACTGAAATTCCTGTGACAGGATGCTGTAGATGCCGCCCAACTGCCGCTCAATGCTCTGAGTGACCAGACGGACTTCCTCCGCAGTCACGCGCTCAGCGTTGCGGATGGAGGCTTCGGTGAGCAGGAAGGCATAGGAGAGCCGCTCATTGATCATGCTGATGGTCGAAAGAGCCACCTGAAGATCGGCACTCTTGGCCACCTGAAGGACGCTCACATCCTGTGCATTGCCTTCAATGATCGCCCCATTTGGGCTCTGAGCCAACTTCTTGGCCCGAGTCGTACCGACCGGATTGACCATGAACAGGACCTTGGACGATGCCGC